TTTTTTAAGTGGTGAACTTAGTTATTTAGCTAAATCAAACATTCAAAACGCTGTTTTCCCTTCATTTGCTATGATGTTCCCTAAAAGACCACAAAGCGAAGAAGAAAAAAATGTATTAAGAAGAACCATTGACAAGTTGAAAGGCGCGGAAAACGCAGGAAAAGCGGTTGCGTTCTTTGCGAATAGTGCGGAACAAATGCCAAAGATTGAAAGTTTACCTACTAACTCAAACGATAAGTTATTCCAAGAAGCATCAGCTTTAAACACGGAACAAATTTGCTTTGCTCATACGATTGACCCTATTTTAATGGGTGTTAGAACTACGGGTGCATTAGGTTCGGGAAGCGACATTAAACAAGCGTATGTAATCTTCGAAAAGAACGTTGTTAAACCTTTGCGTGAAATCGTCCAAGATATATTCAACGAATTATTGCATATCGCTAAAGTAAAAGGTGAATTAGTTATTAATAACTTTCAAATCATTAACGAAACGATTGTCGAAGTAGAAGAAAGCGCATCTAAAACAAGTGATGCTTTGAATTCTATGTCACCATTAGTAGCTACAAAAGTTCTTAGTTCAATGACACCGAACGAAATTCGTGCTTTGGCTTCATTGCCGCCCGTTGAAGGTGGTGATGTTGTACCGATTCCAACAAGTGAAACACCCAAAACACCTGAATAATGCTTTACTTTATAACTGAAAACTACCTAAAGACGAACACACCTATAACGGCTAACGTAGATGTAACTGATGTAACACCATATATAGCTACACAAGCACAACTTCGAATAATGCCAATTTTAGGAACTACTTTCTTTAATTATATGCTGAACGTGTATAACACACAAACAGCTAATCCCGATGAAGAAACGCTAATTAAATTTATTCAACCGATTGTAGCTTGGCGAAGTGCTGAAGATGCTGTATTCGGTTTAACATATCAACTTAAAAACAAAGGTCTTCAAACACAAAACGGGGATTTTTCAAGTTCAGTAAGTCAACGTGAAGTAGCTTTCGGAATGGAACACTACGCACAAAAGGCAGCGTTCTTCGAACAACGATTAATTAAATGGTTAATCAAAAACAAAAATCTTTTTCCTGAATTCATATCGGAAACTAATCGTGACACGGATTTAAGACCAATGATTGAATGTCACGGGTGTTCGGGGTGCTGTCACGGAACTTGCAATTATGAAAATGGAAACGGATATAATAACCAAATACTTATATTATGAGTTTAATTGAACAATGGGCGAATAATGTAGGGGCGGTTCGAATAACGAATGGTTCTTGGATGGATGCAATAGCACGAGCATACGATGTTATTCAAGTAAACGATAATATTTTATTAGATATCGCAATAAAATTAAGAGCTTCAGATACAAACGGTAATCTTTATCAGTCTATTGCTTTTAAACTTGCAAATAATCAGAGAATTGAACCATTAAACGGAAGTTGGTTAGAACGTATTGTAGAATTAACAAGTCAAAGATAAAATGATTGATATTAGCAAAGTTTTAGAAATAATCAAAAAGCAGGGAGCAACGGGAGTTTTAGCGATGTGGTTATGGTATACTCATTCCGATGTTCAAGATTTAAAACATCGTTTATATGATTGTTATGGGAAAAATAATAACACGGCTACAAAGCCAATTAATGACACTACTCATTTTGCTATTGTACCAAAAGATGAATTAATAGAAATTGAATGAATTACGATTGGTTAAAACAAGAAAAAGCACCCCGTGTTTTAGTTCAAGCTGTTAAACAACTTGGAGTAACTGAAATAGTAGGCAAAGAACACAATCCTGTTATATTAGGTTGGGCGCGTGAACTTAAATTAGCAAGCGTTTACAATTCAGACGAAATTCCGTGGTGCGGATTATTCATAGCTTATTGCTGTAAAATGGCAGGGTTAGACGTAGTAGATAAACCATTATGGGCGTTATCGTGGAGTAATTGGGGTAACCCTGTAACAGAACCAATGTTAGGCGATATACTAACATTTAGAAGAAATGGTGGCGGACACGTTGGAATCTATGTCGGGGAAGATTTAACGCACTATCACGTTTTGGGTGGCAATCAAGGTAACTCGGTTAGTGTTTCTCGCATAGCAAAAAGTAGATTATTTAAAGCAAGGCGAACGGCTTGGAAGGTTGCACAACCGGTTAACGTAAGAAAAGTGCATTTAGCACCTAAAGGAGTAATAACAACAAATGAACAATAAAATGGCAAAGAAAAAAAAGAATGTAGATGTAGAAATTCAAGTGAATGACGCATCATTAGAAATCAAAAGAGATGAAACAATTAACGAGGTAAATTTAGACACTAAGAATTTAGATGTTAAGGTTACAAAAACGGATGACAAAATCGAGGTGAAAGTCGATGCAGAGAAACCGTTATTGAATTTTGTCGGAAAAATTTTAGGTAGATACATTACTAAGAAATTAAAGTAGTATATTTGTACCATTCTTCATAATTGAATAGGTTAATTGTTAACGAGAACCCTTACTTCGGTAGGGGTTTTTTAGTTTAAAGAAAAAAAAATTAAAAATATCTGAAAAAAAAACTTGCTATATTAAAAAGTATAACTACTTTTACAGAAACAATTAAGAAAAACAATTATGAAAATTCAAGCTAAAGACATCAAAGTAGGAATGACAATCGTACAAGGTTTTCAATCTCTTAAAGTTGAAAAAATAGAACAATCACAATTAAAGAATGGAACTGCAATTGTAATTGTTAGTGGTGAGTATGAGAATCGAAGTAAAAGTATTACAACTGGAAAATTAATAGTTAGAAAAGGATACACAAGCGAAAAAATTAAACACTTAACACAAGTTAAATTAAAATAACAAAACGGGGGGTGCGCATCCGTAACGCACATTAACAATTAAACATTATGAAAAAACACTTTTAGACTTGTTAGACCAAGTCACACCAGCTAACGATGAACACAAAGAGTTTTTAAAGGTCGTTACGTTCGGTTTAACGCTATTTATTGGCACGTTTGGTGCATTACTATCACTTTTTATTTTAATACGATGAGAACGAAGAAAAAAGCAAATCCGACTTTGATTGAAATTATTGATTATTGGTTGGAGCAAAAGAAAAACAACACGGGAAGAATGGACATTCAGCATTATATGAAGGTTTGTCACGCAAAAGCACGAACGTTAAGATGGAATGAGAACGATAAAACTTGGACACAAATTTAAAAAGTAGATATATGTTAAAAATAACAAGAGAACACTACGATTTATTACTCAGCACTAACCCTTGTTCAATCTTTGATTACTACAATGTCGATGAAATGCACGGGTTAAATAAAAAAGATTGTCTTGCTCATCCAAATACAAGTGAAGGAAGTTATATCTGTGGATGGGCAAATCACATACCACACGAAGGAGAGTATAATGTATCAGACAGGATGTTTGTGTTCATCAATCTTAATAGATGTAATAGTCACCTTGATTTGATTTGCAACTTGTATCACGAGTTAATGCATTGGGCTGTTAATCACTATGATGAAGATTTGTCCTTTGAAGAAGAAATGATTACAATAGCAGAAATTGAAACAAGAGAAGTTTATGAATTAATAAAGTACTTAATATGAAATATTTCATTATTGGTTTGTCGGCGTTAATTATCGAGATATGTTCTACTTTTTACATAAGGTTTGTAGCTGAAGGCGAAATATACGGAATGATGTTTTTTGCTTTTATAAGCCCGTTTTTAGGTTTGCCCTTTGTTGGATATATCGTAGAATCTAAAACGTGGTTAGAACGCATTAAAATGGCTTTCTCGAGTGCTTTTGGTTATTTACTTGGGTCTATTATTGTAATTTTATTTATTCAGTGATGAAATACAGGTGGATTAGAAAAATAACTCAAACGTATAAGGATAGAACTTATTTAAGTTATGCAGTAAGTATTAACGACAAGCATCTTTATAGTTCATCCGTGTTAGAGTATTGCGAAGAATACGTTTTGAAGTACGCACAAAAACACGGAATCAAAGAAGAAGATATATTAAGAACAGGAAAACATAAACGAATAAAATGAAAGCTAAAGAAGTTACAGCGGTGTTCGAATGGACGAATGAAGCAGTTTTGTTAGAGCAAATAGAAAGATTAAAAGAATTGCTACTACAGGGTAAGGAATATCACGAAGATGTATATAACAAAATGTCGTTACAATTTATGCAGAAATACGAACGGACACGAAGTTTTAAAGTAATTAACCATAATGAAGTAATAGTTAAATCTAAAGTATGACACCTAAAGAGAAAGCAGAAGAAATGATAAGAATTTTTGATTTTAATGGATACACACTTGCAGAATCAGAATTAGAAGTAAGTAAAAGATTTGCTATTACAGCCTGTTCTTATGTAATTCAAGAAATAGAAAATATATACCAAGTAAATTATTGGTATAAAGTAATAGAAGAAATTGAAAAGCTATGAGAAATTACTTAGGATGCGCAGTCTACTTTTTTTTAGGTGGTTTATTTTGGTACATCGTTATTCACTTTATAATTAAGTTTTGGTGATGAGAGTATTTATACTTTACAATGCAAAGCAGAAGATTGACTATCGTAAAATAAAGCGGTGGAAGATTCGTGTTAACATATCAAATAATTTTTATAAGAATTTTGAGTTTGATTAAAAAATAATTAGTATATTTGTAAACGGTTTGGCTTCACACTATAAAACCGAAAGATGTTATTGAACCTCTTAATGAATTTGGACGTGAAGCCCCAAAGGATTTAAGGGGTTTTTTGTTTTATTTAAAATTTTAAGTTATGCAATTATTATTAAAAGGTGAGGATGCTGAAGGTAATGAAGTTGAATTTTATAGAACGTATCAAAAAGAATTAATGATTACAATTTTTAATGGACACGGAAGTACACATTGTATTATGGACGATGAACAAGTACAAGCATTAATTGACTATTTAAAACTAACAGATGAACGGATATGAATTAAGCAGAAAGTTTTGGGATTTTGCTTTTGAGAATCCTGATAGAATCAAACCAATTCATTCGGCTATTTATTTTTTTGCTATTGAACATTGTAATAGATTGGGATGGAAAGAAAAATTTGGTTTACCTTCTCAAATGGTAATGGAAGCTATTGGGGTTAAAAATTGGCGAACATACTCGCAAGGATTGAATGAACTTATTGATTTTGGTTTTATTAAGTTATTAGAAAAGTCATCAAATCAGTATTCAAGCAATATAATTGCTATTGTAAATTTTACCAAAGCAGATACCAAAGCATTAGACAAAGCACTGCAAAAGCACGGTACAAAGCAAGGTCAAAGCATTGTTAGTATAGATAAACAAGAAACAAATAAACAAGAAACAATAGAACAACGCAAATTAGAATTTGCTGAATTATTAAAAGATTATTTACCAACTTATGGTAAAAATATGTTAAACGACTTTTATGCATATTGGACTGAGCAAACTCAAAGTAAAAATCCAAAACTTAAATTTGAACTTGAAACTACTTGGAGCATTTCACGTAGATTAGCACTTTGGAAAAAGAATGATGAAAAGTTTAACCCTAAACAACAAGAAGAAAAATTTAAAGCACCTTGGCAATGAACGGATTTAAAATAACTGAACAAGGCGATATTGTAGATAAGATTTACAAACATCGTGATAACTACCATAAAAAAGGAATGTTTTTAGGTTGGGAACAATTACACAAACATTACTCAATGACTTTAGGTAATTGCACCGATTGGACAGGTTACCCTATGAGCGGTAAAACTCAAGTTCTTATGGAGCTACTTGTAAATACTTCAAAGTTTTACGGTTGGAAGCATTTAGTTTATTTTCCTGACGTAGGAAACAACGTTGAAATAGTAGCCGATTTAATCCATAAAAAAACGGGCAAAAGTTTTAATCCAAACGCAGAAAATGTAATAACGGATATTGAAATAACGCACGCAATGGAATGGGTTATGCGACACTTTCATATCGTTACACGAAGCGACACCAAAGGAAAATTAAGTCCGCAGGATTTTTGGGAATGGGCAGTTAAATTAAAAAACACGGACGAAGGATTGCACACAGCTTCCATTGATAGTTGGAAGGATATGAGCCACGATTACGAAAAACACGGGGGATATGCACAATATTTAGAATATATTTTACCATTAAGAAATCATATTGCAGAACAAAACGATTTGCATTTACACACGATCATTCATCCTAAGTTAACTGAAAAGGAAAACGGGAAAAGACCCGCTCCAAGTCCGTACGATTTAAAAGGTGGTTCGGAATGGTTTAATTCAGGTAAATCAATGATAACCGTTCATCGTGAGGATATTTTAAGCAATGAAGTTACAATATACTTTAACAAAATTAAACCACGTTCAATAGGTGAAGTCGGAAGCATTAAAATGTATTTT